GAACTCCCAGTCATCACGGGATGTGATGTAATTTTCGTAGTGGGTTTTCTGTGCCTCAAGGCTTTCAAGCTGGGCATCGGAATCCGTAGAGACGCGGCAGTAGGCGGCTACCCTGATCTTCTTGAGTTTAACTTTCGAGTTCGCTGTTTCCGCGATTTTCGTAACTTTTTTCAAGGGAAGTACCTCCTTTCCGTACGTCTATACATCACTCTAAAGCGACTACATATCAAGGGATTTTCGGCATTATTTCCGCGAACAAGGGAGAGAAAGTTTCCCGATTGATGGCGGTTAATTTGTTGAATTCAGCCACAGAAATGAGGCCGTCATCGAGCATCTTCTTTGCGATTGTCTGTGCTCTGCGGTAGTCCAGATCGCCCTGAATCCGCTCCTGCGTGAAATATCCAGATTGAACATTTGTGATTTCGTCTGTCATAACATATCCACCTCCAGTTTCCACTGGAGATGAACTGCCTTTTTGAGCGGAGGAAAATAAAAAAAGCCTGCGGGCATTCCGAAGAACACTCGCAGGCATAGCAGATTGGATATTCAGTTATTTCACTCTGATCTTCCAGCCGGTCAGAATAAGGTTGACGTTTTTGATGAGCGTCGGGTTGAGCTTCTGGATCGCCGAAACCGTGCTGCTGTATTTCTTAGCAATTCCGGAGAGGGTATCACCGCTTTTTACGGTGTAGTAGACAGGAGTAGATTCCTGCTTTTTCACCAGAGCATTGACCTTTGCCTGCACGGCAGAATAATCATACCCGGCAGCGGTGAGGCGTTCTTTGCGGTCGGTTCCGTTTCCCCATTTGCCGTCCAGCACCTCTTGCGCCAGCTCATCTACGGTCTTTGCCGGAGTGACCGGAGCAGGAGTGGCAGGCTTGCTGTCATCGGACGCAGACTTTGTAAAGCCGTTGAAGCCGCCGTTCTGGATAATGGCAGGATAATCCACATAGGCGTAGTCCATATCCACATTACCACTGATGCCGTCAACAGAGCCCTTGGAAGAATACTGCCAGATGCCGTAGTCGCCTTTATAGGAGCATTTGCTGGCATACTGCGCTACCCAGTGGGCGTAGGGCGTGAGCTTCGTGTCATCCATACGTTCTTTGAAGCCGGAAACAGCGGAGCCATAGATCCCGACGAAGTATCCGGCATCCTCCATCGTCTTACAGAAAGCAATGGTGGCCTCAGTGATTCCGGCTTTGGCAGAAGCGGGCTGTGCCTCGTTATCCATATAGACCGGATATTCCAGCTGCTTGCCCTTCAGGATATGCAGGAAGCGCTCGGCATCTGCTTTTCCGGCGGCAGCAGTCACGCAGTCTTTTCCGACAAAGTAATAAGCGCCGATGGGGATACCGGCAGCCTTCGCACCTTTGTAATTTGCTTCCCATTTGCTGTCCGTATAAAAACCGGCATCGGAGCCGCCAGCCTTGATGATGGCAAACTCGATACCGGCCTTTTTGACCTTATTCCAGTCAATGGTTCCCTGCCAATGACTGACGTCGATTCCTTTTCTCGTCATGTTATCTTTCCTCATCATCGTGACGGTCGTGGAGCTGTTCCAAGACCTCCTTTAATTTCTCCGGTACCGGCAGGCCGAGATGTGCTGCGTTCTCCGTCAGTGACAGTCCTTCATTAGACAGGTAAAAGAAGATGATCGCCGTGCGGAGCACTCCCGGATGTCCGAGCACCTGAACATCAATGACGTTCCCGATGCCCACCAGCAGGAAGATCAGCACCTTGCGGCAGATTCCCTTAAAGCCGACCTCGCTTGAGAGCTTTTTGTCGGCAATGGCACACATGATGCCGGTAAGGTAGTCGCAGGTCACAAAGATCACCAGCGCAATCAAGAGCCCGTCACAGCCGCCTAAGAAATAGCCAAGCCATCCTCCGACAGCAGCAAATACCAGTTGGATCGTGTTCCAGAATTCTTTCATGAGAAAATCCCTCCTTTGTGCAAAATAAAAGCCGCCTGCATTTTGCAGACAGCCTCGTGAACTGTATCTGTGTATGAAGTTATATCTGTTTTGGTAGCGCCTCCCAGAGCCGCATATCCTCCTGTCCCAGCGACCACATGGCAAAGCCTCTCACTCCCCAGCGGTAGGCCGCTTCATTTGCCCAGTAAACGAGCGAATCCACGTCCTGATAGTAGAGGATGGAAAAGCCGTCAGCATCACCGAGAAAGAGCCTTGCTATCCAGATGTCGATGTCCTTTGGCGTGATGGTCACCGTATAATCGTTGCCACAGGTCAGGGCAAGCTCATGGGAGTGGTAGAACTCATAATCCAGAGAAATGCTCTCGCTGCGTGTCGCATCCTCCTCGATATCCGAGGTCAGCGTAAACACCTGAAATTCCGTATCCCACGTGGCGTTCGACCGGCTGATCCTGCCATACTGCGTAACTGTGCCGTCCGGAAAGGTAACATCAAAGCGTTCGTATGGCTCGTAAGTCCACGCATCGCCAAGGCGGAGCAGCTCGCAGACTGTCCGGTTATCTGATCGGTATCCGGCATAGCCTCCGGAAAAGCCGCTGACCGTAGCAGTGAAGCGAAGCGTATAGGAAGAACCGGAATAAACACGCACCTTATTCCCACGGATACGCATCTCGACCGTGTACATGGATGGATCGGTACGAAGGTCGGCGTTTGCTGTCCGCTCTATGGTCTGGCTGTAGCTGCCAAGGAGCGTGCTGCCGTTATATAATTCAACGGCCTGTGTGTTGTAATTCAGGCAGCAGAACAGATCACCGCAGAATACTCCGGCCTTGCCATTTCCTGTCGCAGGGAAGGCCACCCTTGCCCGCAGGTGAATATCGGAAAAGCCGTCGTATCGCCATGCGAGCTTTCCGGAGCCGTCAAGCTGGGAGTAGACGCGGCTTTCGGAATATTCATCTTCGCGCCATACCGTCCAAGAGCCTGAAAGGGTCGTCCAGTAGTTTGTTTGCAGCACACCGTAGTCCCGGAAATCCTCATACCAGATAAGGGCAGAGTCCGGCTTTCTTCTCAGCATTTCGCAGGTGAGCTTGAAAGCCCTGTCCGGCTGGCACTCGTTGCCGTCCACGTCGATAAAGTGACGCGGAGAGAGAGTAAAGATCGCGCTACCCGCAGAGGGAGCCTCCGAAAAGTTGCTGCAAACACGGTAGCCGTAAAACTGTACGCCTTTTACATCAACGGATATCACGATGGTGTGCGTTCCGGCAGATAGTGAAATGCTGCTGGCGAGCGTCGTCCAGAAGGTGCTTCTCCAATATGGCCACCAGAGCCTGCTTTCCGTAAAATGCGTCGTGTTGCCGTCAATCGAAACATAAATGCCGTTTTTATCCCAGAAGGGATAGCAGAGCCGGATGGCAATGTCGTAGGTTCCGGCGCTTGAAACGGAAAAGGTATATGTGGCAGAGCCAGCATCACCGAGAGTGGCCACGCCGTTTTCAAAGGATACAATGCCGGAGTAGGAGCTTGTCGTTCCATCCGCATCCACATAGATGGTGCCGAACTCAGCGTGTTGTTCTTTGCTGTAAGCCGTCAGATAATGCCGCCTGTTATAGGTTCCGTTCATCAGAGGATACTCATAGCTTGTGGCGTCCCGGCCTTCCATGAAGTCGTAGACCTGCGGAAGCGCCCAAGGCACCATATCGTAATCATCCCAGTATGCGAGGATCGGGATGAAGGGCTGCGGTGGGGCATCATCTGTAAAATTGTACTGCCCGGTCATCCAGTTCTTTGCCGCATAGTAGGTATTTGATGTGCCGCGATAGGTTTTACCGAGGTTTGCAGGAAGATCATAAATCTGCCAGTTCCAGCCGTATGCGGGAAGGCCGAAGAATATCTTCTCCGGATTCATGACCGTGACCGCGTAGTCGTAAATGCTCTCCAGCCAGTCCCTTGGAGAGACAGCGCCGGGAGCAGAACCTGCCCACGCCATGCCATAGCTCATGATGGCTGCCGTATCGCAGTAAGCGTTGAGGTCGCCGTAAACGCACCAGTTTTCACCTCCGACCGAGCCGTTGATGGAATTCATACCCGGCAGGCAGATATTCATGAGCTTGCTGCTGTCATAACCTTTTACTGTGTTATAGATATTCCGAAACATCGCCGTAGAAGCAGCGTGCGTGGAATATCCGTCGCCTTTCTCAAGGTCAATGTCGATGCCGTCGCACCACGGGTATTTTTCCATAATGCGGACGATCTCCGAAAGGAAAGTATCCTGAGCACCGTCTGTGTTATCCCGGAGAGCGGCAAAGATGCTGTTTGTGCCATCGTTGGATATCGTCAGGAGCCATTTGATGTGCGGCCATCGGTTGATGTAGGTCAGCATATTGGAAATGGCCACGCCGCTTTCCGTGATGATACCGGTGCGCGATACCTTAAAAGAAAAGAGACCTACCTGTGAGAGGCGGTCTCCATAGGCGGCAAGTGCCTGATACATTCTGGAATTGCCCATGAATGTCCAGACCATGCATTTGCGGCCTTTCAAATAATCATAGCTCACAGGGCATCACCTCCGTCCTGCATTTCCTGAAATTCCACATAGATTCGAGCCGACTTTTTATCCTCGACCGTGATTGGGTGCTTGCTGTCACCGGCAGCTGAGTATTGGAAAAAGCCGTCCTTGGCTGTTGCAGCGCCGTTCTTCAGGCACTCCCTCGTAGAAGCGAAAAGGTCAAATTCATCACCGGCGGCTGCAGCTGCTTTGAAAGTCGCCTTATGGGCACCTTCACCCAGCGCAAGCGAAATACTCCCGGCAGCCATCGTCTGAATCGGATAGACCTTGTAGTCAAGACCGGCAGCCGTGGAACCGAGATTGAAGATGACGCAGGTTGCAGCAGAGCGGACGATGCCGTTATAAAATCTCTTGCCTGCTTTCGCATCATCGCCATCATATTTTTCTAGAAGTTTTTCGGTATTGATGACAAAGCCTGTGACTTTATCGCCTTCCTGCAGCATCAGATCGGTAAACCAGACCGAACCGGTGCAATCTGTGATGGTGGGCTTTACCGTAATGTTTACGACGCGCTTAGCCTGCTTTTTTGTAATTGTCTCTGTAAAGCGTGTAAACTCCGGCATTTATCCATCCTCCGTCCATTGAATTTCTGATACATGTCCTACCCAGCCGGTCGCGATGGAGCCGCCCTGCAGGAGCATATCTGTGATATAGACTGTACCGGTGCAGTCTGTCACGCATACCCGTATGGTGATCTTCGTAACGCGGCCATACTGAGGAGAGATATCCTGTGCCACGTGTGTAAATGAAGCCATAGAAATCCCTCCTTCAGAT